GTTGAGATTATAAACATCTTGGTTGATTGACCCGATGTAATCGTAGGATATACTGATGAGAAGAATTCTTCGGCAATTTGAATGGGAATGTGGGCAAATTCATCGAGCAGGATACAATTAAAGGAACCGCCACGAATAGCAGAGGAAGAAGTAGCACTTGCTAGAATCTTGGAACCATTCTCCAACATAATGGAACCTTTGTTCCATTCGACTACACCCTGCTGTAACCATTTGGGAAGATATTCAAATGCCATCTTAATTCTACTTAGAATTTCAATAGCGGTTGCTTGCTTATTTGCTAGAATCGCAACATTCACATTTTGATTAAATAGAACATAATGAAGAAGATACGACCCAACCGTAGTTGTTTTTCCAGTTTGTCTTGGAAGTTTTCCAATTACGAATCGATTATCATGTAATGTCTTAATTAAAGATTCCTGATAATTATACATGTTGAAGGGAACTAATCCCTGATCGACAGCAACAATCTTAACATAATTTTTAATGAAATATATTGGGTTGTTTGAGCATTTTATATATTCTTGAACTTGTTCTGGAGTAAATTGCTGTTGAACACCAACAGGTTTAAGATTTGGGTTACCTAAATATCCATCTTTATGTTTCGTCATTTAATAACTCTTCATGATTTATATGCTTTATCTGACTTCTAGATTGATTGATTATATTCTGTAAATCTTTAGTAGAACCAACAAATATAGAATTATTCGTAGTGTTCTTGATTTGTTTTGTTATTTCTGGTTCTGCCTTGTTTGCTTTTTCGTGTAACTCAACCAATCCAGTATTCATCTCTGTAATCGTTTTGAGTAAGATAGAAACCACCTCATATGCTCGCGGAGAATCACTAGCAGTTGCGACTTTCATCATTCCATCTATAGCATTGAAGCCAGTGGATATGAGTTCTTTCATATTTTTTCTTGCTTCTAGAAAATCCTGTCGAACAAGGTCTTTCTTTTCTCTCTTTATTGATTTGACTGGTGATATCACAATATCAGCATCGACTATAGTCTCACTCACAACCTGCTGAAGTTCTTCTTTAATGGGTGCTGGAATATCCAGAATATTAGCTAAATATGTGTCACTATCTTCTTTCATTTAACCCTCTGTGTTTATTACATAAACTGGTTCATTATAATCACTCATATACATTGAATTTCCTGTAAATCCTTCTGCTGTAATTCCTATATCCAAATCTATATTCTTGATGATTCCTGTTGTCGGTTCACAGAATTTATTATAAACATAACCCTTTACCGTGAAGTCAAAAAGACTGGTAACAGATCGTCTGATATCATATGAACCTTCGTAGTCCTCATTCATAGCAACGCTATTTAATATGATTGGTATGTCTACAGATGGATATAATTCATCTATATTTATGGATATCATGAATTCTGGCGTAAAATACGGAAGTATTTGTTCTACAATCTGTAGGTTATCATCAATGTTTCTAGTGAATACATACAGACCAAAACTAATATTATAAGGCACTTCAGAATAAGAACTTCTTCCTTGTTGAACTTTACGAGTCAATCTATTGATTTTTCTATTAACATCATACATTATGCTAGTCATGTCAAATCCCATTAAAGGTAATGTGGTTTGAACGTGGGTTTCATCAGATATCTGACTTTCATTCTTCAATCTGTATATGAATTTTTCCTTTGGTCCATACATCAATGGAACTCTTAACTTCTCCGTTATTTGTTGATTTTCATCCTTACGGATAATATAAATTGAATTAAATAACGCACCAAACGCAGTTACTAGTTTTCGTATCGATTCGTTGTAGTATGTGTTTTCTATTGATAACATTAGCAGTTCTCAGAAAATGGGTTGTCTGATGAAAATTCAATGGCAAATGATTGCTTTTGGAGTGTATCGTTGTTTCTCAACGCACTATTGACTGGATCTTTAGTGATATTAATATTTGTTGTGGTAGCACTGAATGCGGTATATACTGCGCCAGATTCTACGCCAGCAAGAGTCATTCCTGATGTAATTGCTCCTGTGATATTCGCAAGATAAAGTGTATTTGGTTTTCCTGCGGATGAAATCTCTTCAATGACCAACGCAGAACCATTTTTCTGCGTTACTCTTTCTCCACCAATATAATGGGTGACTCCGGACATACTAAATCCAGTAAGTCCAATCATTGTTGCATAGTCTGTACGTTTTGTAAATACGCTATCAATTTCTGGAATACCAGTATCCATTTCTTCGTGTGAATATGTGAAGAGTTCACATGTTACGGTAAAAGTTGTAAGGATGCCAAATTGGTAGAATGGTTCCTCATCCTTTACATAATTTATTTCAAAGATAGAACCAGATAGAGGATAATAGATTAAATCACCTTCTCTTGGTCTGTTTATCTCTGGTTGCTTTGAGGTTACTTCATCAAAGAATCTGGTTTTTGCAAATTCCATAGTCAATCTATCGGTGATGGCGATACCAAACTTGGTTATGATATCCTTGTTTCCACCAAACTTCAAAGTTTCAACTACATACATTTCAAGAGTATATCCATTTTTAAATGAACTCTTGGGGTCTTCTCCAAATATCGTATCAAGATTCAGATACTCTCTTGGTAAATAGATATGGTCCCTACCCATTGCCTGTATGGTTTCAATGGTAAGGTCGTTGAGTAATCTTTGCTCTCCTGAATAATCTTTGAAGTATGGATTTGTTGCCATATGTTAACCTAACATGAAATTAACTGGCAGTTCGTAGGAATCTCGAAGTTCTTGTTCTATGAAGTTCAACTCATTCATTGCTTCCTTATATATCACAGCACCCTTGAATGTGATGCCACCTGGTAATTGAACACCATCGTATTTTGACATATTCGCACCCCATTGCTTCTTAATGAGTGCGGTTACATATTTCTTCAGCAGACGATCATTGTATATCTTTGGATAATCAGATGCGTCAAGAACAGCATATGCTTCAACTATGACATATTCTCCAGCAACAATTCCTGCCATATCTCCATCAATGTATATCTTATCTGTTACTTTGCTGAATCTTATTGCTTTTTCTGGATCAAAGAATTGCTCAATAAGACTAATATACTGCATGGTCGAATCATATCCAGCTAATGGTATAGAAGTGTTTCCCTGTAATCCTCTGTTAATGCCAAAGTAATCAGTCAATGCCATTTGATACTTCACATCAAACATATTGGAACCAGTGAGATTACCAAATCTAAATAATTTGATGACACTCACTATATCGGTTCCATTTGGACGATCAATTCCACCTATTGGTGATTGAATGTTATTCGTCGATATATACCGCCCGTCGATATCCTCTTGAGTGAGTTGATAACGAAAGAAACATTTTTGCACTCCATCAAAGTGGTATTCTGAAAAGAATTGAAGTGCTTCTTCGAGACGATCTTCACATTGCTGCCAATCAACATTCACCTGGACAACAGGATGTCCCAAGGAGCGAAGAGCATACTCAATAAGAGTTTGTCTTGAATTTGGATTTTGTGATGACATATGAAAATCTCCTTATATTATTTATAAGGAGATTTTAGTTTAAGGATTGGAACCAGTGTTTCCTTGATTATTCTTTACTTCTGGTGGAGGGTCAAATACATTGACTGATATCTTCTCTAATTTTTCATATGGATAGTTTTCAATGTAATGTCTTCGAGTAATCGGAGTAATTGCCTCATCTGGTTTGGATTGCTCGTAGTTTGAGAATCCTGGCATCTGTAAAGGACATGCCAAACGAGGATAATCTAATTTAGAATACTTATCACCATCAGAGATTAACCAAGTTCCTTGACGATCTCCACACCCGCATCCAGCACAGAAGGACTTATTCTGTGTCTTGCTGTTCTTGAGGTGTTCGCAGGGAGGAAGAACACCTCCAGTTTCTTTATCGCCGAAACAAGACAGAACCCTCAATTGTTTTATGGGTTTTGTAACTTTTTCGTTCTTGAATCCTCTAGAAGTAATCGCAGACGCAAAACTCTGCATCATGTTTAATTTCTTCTTGATTTCACCTTCGGGTTGTTTAATTTCTTCTTTTCTGAATTCAATATTTTCATTTTGCATAGAAGCACCTTTGCATTTGCATTTTATATTTTTTCCACAAGCACACGACATGTTACATCCTTATTATGTAGTATCACTATTCAATTACAATTCTTCTAAAAAAACTAAATTTTGCTTTTGTATTTTTTGGAATCAACAGAGTATTATATGTCAAGGCATATGTGCTATATTTATATTTCTTCTTCAATGATTGAGCATATATCATTCCACTATTGTTGATTTGAACTTTATTGCTATTGTTATTTATATAGTTTGAATTGAACATTGTGGAAGAATAATAATATCCATTCATTTCATCAGAAAATGTTTCTTCATGAGTAGTTAAATAATTTGCGTAGAAATATAATTCATATAGAGATGGAAT